GCTGAGGATGCTCCGTAGTCTCCTGTCGCTGAGGACGCTCCTTTGTATCCTGTCGCTGAGGATGCTCCGTAGTCTCCATCGGAATCCTCTTCTTGTTTGACTCTTTCTTTCGTATATTCAATAGCTGCTTCTACTAATCCTGCAATACTAAGTTTTGCACAAATTTTAATTTTTGTTGATGCAACTTTTGTATCTCCTGATTCTTTCGAAAGCTTCCCACTCTGTTCAACTTCATGATATACACTTTCCGAAGGACTGTAATAACTAAGACAATCCAACGGATATTCACAAGCATGGAATCCATTTCCACAAACTAATGCATTGCTTTCTTCATATTCTTTACCTTCCTCATACTGAAAACCTCTGCAAGTCATATCTTTGTTGAATCCTTTGTATGATTTAATAACTTCACTCATATTCTCTATCCTTTCTCTTCAATCATTCCAACATTTCTGTTATCTGTAATTGCATTTCTGATAACTAAACTCATCTTGCCGAACAGTGTTTCGTTTCTCACTTCTTCTCGGTAAGATCGCATGAAGTTTGAGCTGGCTACCTGTTCATTGTAATTTTTGTCTATTGCCCATGTTCTTAACTGACTAGGGCTTCCAACTGCTTTCTGAACAAGCTTCGGAAGTTTCTCAAATTCTTCGTCAGCATAATACCCACATCTTTTGAGTGCTTTGCTGACAAGCGACCACGCTTCTACTTCGTTCATCTGTTTTGGTTTAGTAATGAAATGAATCTTCTCCATTAATTGCCCTGGGACTGGTGCGAAACCTTTTGTGTCTGATCTGATGTAAGCCATTAAAGCTTTCTCAACAATGCTGTATTCTTCTTCTTCGAATATCTTCTGCCACATATTGACGGTGTATTGCTTGTCTTGCACATCCCATTGAGGATACGTTGCTTGAATCATCATTATGATTTGAATTGTTTCATTTTTTGTCATGTCCGTAACTCACTCCATTCAGAAATATTTCCATTGGCATAATTTGCAGTAGATACACTCTGATTTAAGTAACTCTCAAATTTAGTACCGAACAATGTCTCTGGTCTCAAAAACTTGCTCATGTCTGTCCCGTTCCACTCAGCGTATTTCTTATCAATCACTGCCTTGAAATCATCAACAGTGAAATGTTCATTCAGCCTTGCTCTAATATGCTTCTGAGTGCTTTGAGTTTGATATCTGTATCTTGCTCCTGTTCTCATATTCAAGTACGATATGATTTCTTTGATTGACTCAATATGACTGCTTGTTTCCTCAATTTGTGCGATTTCTCTATCAGATGTAATCTTGTCAGTTGCCGGGATGCATCTCTTATCCATCTGAGATGCATCAAGAGTGTAAGCCTTGTTCTTTTTCAACCCAAGCATCTTCTTTTCATCGATGCAGTCGGTTGGCTTATATCGGTCAGATTGAATGTAGTTATGCATTCTCCAATGCTTGATTACGATAACACCACTTTCAAACGTCAGAATGAATCTCTTCATAATTAACAAGTCATAATCATTGTTTGAAGCACCACACATTCTCTGAATCTTCCGTGGATTGCTGACAAATCCATCATCATCCGCGTTCATTGACAAGTGGAAGTAAAGCATCTGAGAGCTGCTAGGCATTCCCAAAAATTCATCTGATTCTGTGATTCTTTTCGTAAACATTCTTCTCTCTCCCAAATCAAACTCCCTCTGGCTTTAATTCTGCCTTTCTTTGTAAATATCTCTTTCTGTCATATTCTTTCTTGTGTTCCATGTGAGATTTTCTCCACTTTTTACATTGTTTCGTGTTGCAAGCAGTATCATAAGAACTGGAACGATTCTTTTTAATCCTTTCCTTATTCTTTAAATAATATTGTTTATTGTATTCAGAACGATCTCTTTTGACCGGATGCTCTTTCCTGTACAGCTTTTCTCTCTCTGCTCTGTATTCATTGTCCGTACCTTTATGATACTTTTCACCTGTTGACTCTTCGTAAAATTGATAGTCTCGATTATTAGTCTCTGACATATCGCTTGACGTAAGTTCGTCCCATATACAATCGGAATACGGACAATTAAAACAATCTGGATGGCAACACTTTTTCGGCTTATGAGAACGGGAGTTCATCTTCAGCGCCTTCAGGAATAGACATAAAATCTTCTCCGCTAGAACCGTATGGTGATTTTCCAGCTTCTGCATTGCTGTGTTCATTACTCTCTGATTTACTCTGAGCGATTTCCTGTGACTCTACGATAATCTCTGTCGTAAAGACAGTCTGTCCATCTTTGTTTTTGTAACTGCCAGTCTGAATTCTTCCAGTAATCGCAACTCTCATTCCTTTTCGGAAATATTTCTCTGTGAATTCTGCTGATTTCCCAAGCACTGTACAATTGATAAAATCAGCTGTAGGCTCACCGTCTCTCTTCCATTTTCTTTCAACTGCCAGTGAAAACTTTGCTACTGAAACACTTTCATTTTGTCCATATCTCACTTCCGGGTCACGGACAAGTCTTCCAACTAAACTTACATTGTTCATTCTTCTACCTCTGATATAACCATTTCAATTCTCGGATTCTGTCTGTCAACATCTGTATGAAACTCGCTGTCAAGTACGCAATCATATTTGTCAGAAGATAAGATTCCGCACTGCTGTAATGCATCAAGAGCAGATTTCTCCACTGCTGCATATACATTCCCCCTGTCGTGCTTCTTATTCTCAACATAGATATAATAGGTGCATCTGATCGGAGTTTTCAGTTTTACACCTCTCATGCATTTGTAGAAAGCTTTCTTGCACTTATCATCATTCATGCTTTTGACAAAGTTTCTGTACTTCTTTGTTCTAGGATCATATTTTCTCCCGGCAAGTAACTCATTAAGTCCCCTTATCGGAAACTGACCGTTCTTGTTGTCGATAGTTACATGATATTCCATTACTTATCACCCTTTTTCTCGTTCTCTTCTTCCTCTTTCATTAACTCTGAGATATGACTTGCTGTCTTCGGCTGCTCGAACCAATCTGAGACTGTTGTTTCTTTGTGAATCAGTCCATTGTAGATTCCGGTATATTCAACAAGTTCGTCAGAAGTCATGGTCTCAACTTTGTGGTTAAGGCGTTTCTCAATCATTTCCTGTGTCACGCCTTTCTTAGAGAAGTACGCAACCAGTGTTCTTACTCTGTCAGACAGTGGTAAGTTCTCTTCTCCCCTGAGAGTCTTCTTGCACTCATTGATACAGTTTTCAATAAGGTCAGGTGGCAAAATCGCAAGAATACGGCTTCTGAGTCTTCTTGCTCCATCGTTTGCGGTCTTCTCATAGATGTCACGCTGAGATGTGAGCTTGTTATTCCCGTACCGTGTCTCTCTGATATGCTCAACAGTAAAGTTCTGACTGGAAATAGTGTTCGTTTCCAAATCCCAAGCGTAGGCCTGCATTTCCGAACGTCCATCTTCGTGTGAAAGCTCTTTAATACCGTAATCCATGTTTCCGTAACAACGTGCAAGTTCTTCAGCGAATCTAATCGTAACTCCTGTGACAGTTTCTTTCCCTCTCGGATAGGAATAGAATGCACTTTCGGCAAATCCTTTCCGCTGACACGCTTCAATCGCCTTGGTGTAAGACTGTGTGTAGTTTCTAGGAAACTGTTTCGCCAGCAGAAGCTTTCCCTGTGCTTCTACCATGGCTCTGCTTGACTCAATAGCAACGGTTCCCTGATTTATTTTTGATGTATCAGCCAGTGGGATTGTTGGTGCTACTACCTGATACTCTTTTATTTCATTGTTTGACATAGTTGTTTATCCTCCTATTCAAATTCTTTCTGTAACCATTTTGGCAATCCAAGACTCTGTACGTCCCCGGTTTCGCCCATGTATCCATACCAGTTGTCAGTAACCTTGCAGTTATGGTATATTTCCATCAAATCGTGAAATAGATTCTTTCCCTCAATCATCATGTATTCATCAGCTTGAAGAATGTTGATCGCATACGGCGGTTTCTTTTCCTGTGCCACGAAAATGAATATTGCATCTTCACCAGTGTTCGCTTTGTACCCCTCGCAGTACATTCCAGCTTGCAGATCATATCCATATTTGATAGCCGTTGCTCTGAAAGCTTCTGTTTCTGCGTTGTCCGTGGTTTTATAGTCAACAAGGATGTGCTGATTTCCAATAATGGTAATATCATCCGGTCTGCACTTGCACTCTTCTCCTGTCTGTTCATCAGTCCAGAAAAATGACTTTTCATGTTCACCGGAAAGAAGTCTCTTTGCAAACTTGTTGGAATCGATCACTTCTGCCATGGCTTTTATTTTCTCCATGTCATCAGAAGAAACTACGTCTTTCCCCTCATTTTCTTCCAACCACTTCGCATATTCTTCTTTTCCGGCTTTAGTTCTCCTGTCCACGTTCAAAGCAACAGCAAATTCACTGTCAAAATCATCACGCTCAAGAATATACTTGTGGCACGCACTTCCGAAAATGAGTGCTGCTGTTTTGTCTTCCTTGTTCTCCATTGACCATTTAAAATGAAGTGGAGACTTTGTAATCTTGAACAAGTCTGATTTACTGATTGCCGGATGCGCTCTATATTCGCTTTGTGGAATTGATAATCCAGCCATCAGAATACCCCTCCCTCGTTTTCCTTATTTAATGGAATAGAACAAATACTCGCGATTTTCTTTTTATCAATATAATCACTTGATTCTGATTCGATTTCAGCACTGATATGTTCTTTCAATACCCTGAGTTCCGCTTCCTTTCTCAGCAATCCCATGAGCGTTTCCATTGGAATAGTTACTTTTACAATCTCGTTCATACAATCCTCCTATACTGATCGTTTAAACAATCCTCACATAATATTTCTCCCGATATGCAATAGAAGTAATCTCCGTCATCGATTTTGCATCCACAACAAGTGCATTTTACATCAGGTTCTTCTGGTTCAAAGTTATCATCACATTTATACAAATCGGATAAGCACTCCTTTCTCTTTGTCGATAATTGCTCTGTTTTTGCAATTCTTCCTTATTATATGTAAGTATGCAAAATCTTCTAATGCACACTCCCATTCTTCCGGTTTTAATCCAGCAGCAGACACGATCTCTGATTCTTCTTCGGTAAGTCCTCTTGTTTTCATGGTTCATCTCCTAAATTTATCAATGCTCTTCGTCTTGTTCGTGTACTTATTGATAATCTTCAAGTAGAATTCTGTTTCCTCAAGAAGCATCCAGTCTTTGGCGTTCAGATAATGTGCTGCTACACACTTCTTTTGCCACAATGAAAGTTTCTTTGGTTGTTTCATTTCTCCTCCTATGCTATTATTAAGTTGGTTTTATAGCCGAGTGCCAGAAGGTTGCCGCCTTTGTTATGGCACTCTTTTTAATATCCGCATATCACCCATATCGCTGTCATAAGCAGTGGGATTGCTACTGATATAACTCCTACAAGAAATGGTGTCAGGTCATCGTCAGATTCATCTTCTTCCATCACTGGGAGTTCTCTTCGGATATCAATTACTTCAAGTTTCTTCCTTTTGATATTAATTACATCTAACATTTATTATCCTCTTAGTTACGAGGAATCATGTCCTCTGTCAGTGCGTAGAAATCGCTGAGGTACGCTCCGTCTTCTGTGATACTTAAATCAACAGCAACGTTGTTCTCGTTCATCAGCATGATACTCAACGCACACTCTTCTCCGATTGTTCCGTTGCCAACAGCTAAGACCTTGAACCCTTTCAGTGCGTGAAGTTCTTCGGAATCTCCATTAATTCTTTTATCGACAATCTTTTTCTTCATTGCATTCACCTCTCTTCATCAGTACCCCATCACGCTGCCTGCTCAATCACCGGAACATAACCATGTTTTTTCAATTCTTCGTAAAGAAATAGGCGACCTTTCTGTGACCATTCAGTCTGCATTGCAACATCAGGTCTTCCATCAGTTCTTGTAATATCAATCGTCCGGCTGTGAACATATCCATTATTTTGATATTTGGAATATAGAACCCATTGACCACCGACCTTGTACTGAATTTTTAATTCCTTAAGAATCTGATTAAACTTTCTTCCACTCATTCCATAGTCTTTTGCAATCTGCGTGATAGTTACCAATGATTTAGACTGCAAAATCTTATCAACATAATTTGCTTTTGGTTGTAGCTCAGTAATAATCTTCTGCTGTTCAATAACCTGTTCTCCGAGAAATTTGCATTGAGCTTTCACAGACTCAATCGTTCTGTCAGCCATCTTCAATGCCCTAGCCATGATCTGTTCCGGAGCATTCCATGCCTTTTCCAGATCAATAAAGTATTGTCGCATCTCTTTTCCTTTTTCGGTTTTAGTCATCATGGAAATATGCTTTGCCATGTCTGTTGATAACAAGTAGTCATCAATCGTACGTTTTGCACCATTGTTTACAACCGTAGGTTTGCCTACGCTCTGATAATCTACTTCATTCTCAAATACATCTGAGTATCTTGAGAACCACAAGCTAAATCTTTCTTTAATTCCAAGAGCTTCATGCAAATCTCTCGCCGATACTGTTGGTTCCTCTGTTTCAAAATTGATTTTTAGTAATTCGTTCATCCTATCTCCTTTCTCTGTTTTTAAATCCTAAATTTAGGATACTCTTTGCACAAAAATAAAATCCATAGGAATTCCAGAAATTTCACTAATAATTCTAAGCTGGCTTAAATCTGGTTCTGTTTTCCCAAGTTCCCAGTTAGTTACTGTAGATATTGAAACTCCCAGTTTTTCAGCGAATTCTTTCTGTTTCATTCTTGCGTTGACTCTACAAGCTGCGATAGAAATTCTAGGTACTTTGTAAGTATCAAACATTTCGTTTTCCTCCTTTCATTTGTTTCTGTGATTATACTATAATCCTATTTTTTTGGCTTGTCAATACGAAGATTGAAATTTCTAGGATTTGTATTGAATTTTTTAGGATTGTGTGTTACTATATTCAATGCAAGGGAGGAAGTGTGAGAATGGCATATACCGATGAAGAGCAAAAGAGGATATTTGCTAAGAACTTGAATTACTACATTACTAAGAGTGGGAAACAACAAAAAGAAGTAGCAGAAGAGTTGGGATTTTCTTATACAACATTTAATACATGGTGTAAAGGAAAGATTCTTCCTAAAGCTGGTAAGATTCAAGCGATTGCTGATTATTTTAGAGTTTTAACAACTCAGCTAACAGACGATCATCCATATATAGAAGATGAAGCGTTAGACGAATTTCTAAAAATTGTTCAGAAAATTGTTCAGACTGATGAAGATTTTGTGAATATGGTAATGGACTACTATTATATGGATGATGACAAGAAAAAACTTTTTTGTAACTTCTATAAAACGTTTATTTCAAAAAATTGAGGAAGGGAGACTTACGTCTCCTTTCTTTTTTCCTCTTCAAAACATACTTTTGCAAAATGTAACAACGTTTTCAAATTACTTTCATTTTCTATTTCATTCGTGTATTCGATAATTATTATTCTATAATATTCTTTTACGTCTCTATACTTCATAGAAAACCCCTCCTAAAACTGCTATAAGAGAATTTAATAGTACTTGTTAAGAATTAATCATTAATAAATTTGAAAATATCACTTGCAAGATTGTCAGCACTGGTGTAAGATGCAAGAGGAAATCGATCAAATTGGTCTGACTTTGACTCCGGGACAATCGTTCCAATGTAGGAAGACAACTGTCTCATGTACTCAGTTTCACCGATAATCGGTCTCACAGATAATAAGTATGCAATAGTGTTTAAAAATTCTTTCATGTGTTTGCCCTCCATTTCTAAAATATGTTTTAATTATAGCGGAAACGGAGAAAAAAGTACTTGTTAAATTTTTTATAATTATGCATTAATTTTTTGTTCGCATCCGTGAAAAATAGACGTAAAATATTATGTCTTTATTTTTTTGAATTTGAAACACAATTTTTTGGTTGCGAAATAGTAAAAGGGAGGTAAAATTTTTTATGTCATCTGAGATTGAAAGAGCACAGAATTTTGGCAACATGCTTGCAAAATCAAGAACAGATGCCGGAAAAACAAGAAAGCAAATGGCTCAAGCTCTCGGAAAGTCAGTCACTACAATTCAGAACTGGGAATCTGGGGTAGGTGAGCCTGGTTACAGAACACTTGAGAAGTGGTTTTCGGTGTTAGGATTAAACATGGAAAAGTACATTCTCAGCTACCGATACCCTGACAAATTCTTGACTTTTGACAAAGATACAGAAATCGAAAAGATGGTTGACTGTATTCATGCTTACATCAACACGAACTACACTGAGCGTGATATTCGTCAAATGGCTTACTGTATGTTCGGTGACACTGGTTCCTCATGGCACGAGCAATTAAATATGCTGACAGCTAACAATCACTGCTCTATGCGGTCGAGAGTTAATATCTGTCAAGCTGTTTACGACAACTTCCTTATGGAAAAAGCAAGAGGAGAACTTGTCAATGAAGATAATATAATGCCTGACCTTGCTTCTTTAAATATCGCTTTGCAAAGAGGTCGTGAAGCCGCATGTGAAAACAAAAACGGTTACACAATGACTGGTCAAACAAGAAAGAATAACGATAAAAAGAAATAAAAAGAACCCGGGAATTTCACCCGGGATTTTTGCTTTTTAGAACAGTTGCAGCCTTACTCAATCCAAGCCTGGAACTTGTCAATGAATCTGTATTTGTCTCCGGCGAATCCGTCCATGCCACTTGCTTTCAGTGTATCGACCTGATCTGCGTAGAAGTTCTTGTTATTCTGTACAGAAACTCTGTAGTGAACCATTTTGTACTTATATCCTTCCGGTGTAATGTAGTACAGCTCAACTGCGAGAATCTCTGAACCGTCTCCGAGGATTCCATTTACCTTGTCATTCAGATCATAGCTGTTGCCGAATGTAAGATATGGAAGCCAACCACTCTTTCTTGTGTATACTCGACAACGGATACTTCCCTTGCTGACCTTGATAGCAATCCACTTGATTGGAACATCATCACCTTTTCCAGCCCAATCCGCTTTATTGGTTACTGCCGGCCACCACTTAGTTGTATAAGCCTGATATGTGATATCGACCTGTCCTAAGTCTTTCTTCTCTGCTGGCTTAGATGGTGCTGACGGTGTTACTGGTGTAGAACTGCCACCGAACTCCATGTAGCAATAGTTGACATCTACTCTTCCACTGACTCCATCTACCTGTCCATCAGAAGAATACTGCCAAATAGCATACTGACCATTGTATGTATCTTCCGGAAGATTCTTGTATCTTGCCATCCACTCAACATACTTTCCACGAACATTTCCGAGATAGTTATTGAACCAACTCAGTGAAGCGTAGATTCCCGGAGTATAACCATTCGCTTTGAGTCCTTCACAGACAATCTCACACGCTTTAGGTGCATATCCCTGTGTTCCCGGCTCTTCAACATCAATGAAAATAGGTAACTGGAAGGTATGACCTTTAATCAATCTCAAGATATGGTCAAGTTCGCTCTGCGCCTGTCTGTCGCAAGTCGCATAGCTATACAGATAGACTCCCACTGGAATTCCAAGTCTTTCACATTCAGCAAGGTTACGAATCCACTGTTTGTCATCCTGTGATGCGATATCATCTCCATATCCACATCTAAGGATAGCTCCGGCACAACCGGATGCCTTGACTCTTTCCCAGTTGATTACTCCATTATGGTAGCTAACATCAATGATAAGTTTACTCATACCATCCACCTTCTTTCAGTTCTGCTTTCTTCTGTTCAATCTCCGCTGCGTGCTCCTCTGCGAATTTCTGCATAGTTTCCAGTGATGTTCCCTCATTGTCTGATATTTCCTTTGCTGAAAGTCCGTAAGCGAAACTCTTAATGATTTCTTTAATTGTCTGTTCTGTCATGCTGTTTTCCTTTCTTTTCTCTGTTTTTGAGTATAAAAATAAGACCTTTCGGTCTTGCTCTGATTTCCATGTATTTACCTCTTAGCCGATTAATTCCATCGTTCTCGACTCGATTTCATTAGTGATTTCATGCAGTAATTCAATCAATTCCGAGATTGTCATGTTTCCTAATTCCATTACTTTTCCAGTGCCTCACGAATTGCCTCAAGGTCGTCTACTGTGAGTGCTGGATAATCCGCTGCAATATCATCAAACTCTTCTCCGTTTTTAAGTCTGATTCTAAATGCTCTTACCATGATTTTAAGTTTCAGTGTGTTCAATGTTTTCATTATGCTTTTCCTCCAATCAAATCAGCCATCATTAAGATGATATCGTCTGTAGTTGCTTCTAATGTGTCGATACGTTCTGTATCCGTCCTGACCTCATTCTCATAGTTAAGGTACTTACCTGGGTTAGCTTTTACATCGTCCAAATCGAGAATGCCGGTAGGCTCTGAGATTTCCCTATAATCATATTCATGATAAGTCTGCCCCTCTTCCTGTCCTTCAGGAATCTCTTTCACGATGTTCTCATTCAGACAGATATAGATATAATCTATTCCGTCAATCTGTCTAACAGTAACACTCTCTTGCGTAGTGTCGAATCTTGCTTTCATGTGATATCACTCCCTTACATATTTGAATCGTTTTGTTTGCGTTGTATCTTCTTTTTATATTGTAGCTATCCGTGCGGTCTAAGATGCCTTTGTATGACATGCACTTCCTTGCAAGCCATACTGGAATCTTCTTCCTCTGCTTCACAAGGGATTGTGCTTTCTTGTACGACCGCCTCACTCTTAAGAAAACTCTTCTTCTAATTGTGATATGCTGTCTGTATATGCGGACACCCATAATATCAATGAAATGACCATCATCTTTACGTTTTGCGACCGTTGTATATACCGTCCAACTGTCTTTAATTTCCAATCCCATTTCATCCGCTTTCTTAATAATCAGCCTCATAGCCTTGTGAATGTCTTTTGCATTCGTGCCGAGAATCAAAATATCATCCATGAAGAAAAGCTGGTGTTTCACAAGATTAATTCTTTCTGTTGTTCCGCTTCTTTTCTTTCTGATGCGATACATATTCTCCGCTATTTCATGGTAGATTTGAGATAGGAATAGGTTGCAAAGATACTGACTCAAATATGAACCAATGCTCAATCCTGTGTCGAATGTCATGATTAACATTTCTATCAGTTCAAGTAGTGATTCATTCTTAATGTATTTCCGAAGAAATTCCATTAATTTGTTTCTGTCTATTGATGGATAACATTTGCTGATATCGCATTGACCAGCGTATCTGATATTTTTGTTTCTCATCCATCGTTTTATTGCTTTGATACCGTAGGATTGACCTCTGCCTTTCAGTGCTGCACATTGGTATTCTCCAATTCGCTTTAAGAAGTCTTTCATAGCTTCTACTGCGATATAATCGTAGATTTGCTGTTTAATGTTCTGAATTCCGATTCTTCGCACTTTCTGACTGGAAGCGTCAATCTTTTCTTTGTACCATATTGGTTGAAAGTGAATATTGCCTTGAATGATTTCTTCACGTACTCCGTCAACCACTGTTTCAACCATCGGTTTCATTCCGTTTAATCCGAACTCATTGAACATTCCTTTAATAGTGTCTGTCGAAAGTCCAGTGTATTCAGAAAACATTGTCAATGAATCTCTTCTTTTGTATTTCTTTTTAAGGCATTTGTATACTGCCTTTTGAATCAGTTTTCTATCTGTTATATCGACCGTTTTGCAATACGTCTTCATCGATTGTCTTTTTAAGGGCTTTCGGTTTGTACTACTAACCCCGACAGATAGGCTAACCCTATCCGTCCTTACTCCTTTCGTCAAAAATAAAAGTTTCAGTAGGTCTATAAAAAGTATTTCGGGCATCTGTCCAAGAGTCTTTACAGACTACACTCTTTGCGAGTGCGAAATACGACGCAAGGATTTTATATTTAGAAATTAACAATTTCAGCCGAGGTAATTCCAGTTCGTCCTGTCAAGCCTGTTCCTGCAATTCACGTACACTGAGCCGCCATTCGACCCATTC